GAGAACATTTCGACTTACAATATACAATGGATGCAGCCAATAAGACAGAAAAGATATCAGCTCCCAATACAAAACATGACGATTATTGTGATAGTTCCGCAATGGGTATACACGCCACTTTAAGTATGTTACCCGGAGCTGGTAGTTTTGGTAATGCAGACCTCAAGCAAGGGAGTCCCCGAAAGGTCACTAGAGACTTCTCAGGGAAGGTTTCTAATAAGGGCATATTTACGACAAGACAACGCAAAGTTCGGCTTAATAAGAACCGTTTTGGTAATTTTTAGATGAATTCGGAGGAAAGCTTTATATACTATTTTGCATTTAATATAAGTAGCCATGTCGTTTATTGATAATGTAAGGCGACGTTTTGCCCGTGTTGGAGCAGAACCACCTTTCAAAAAAGATGACCCAAGAAGTTACGGGGCAGGTGTTATAAAAAGACTTAAACTTTCTAACTCCAATTATGGTTTTTCAACTTCAGGAAAGTATGAAGAACATATAGGAAGTAATAGAATGTATCTTAACGTCTACTTAGCTGACCCTATAGTTAGAACTCTAATTGACTTACCTTGTCTATATGCAGTTAAAGATAATTTTGATATCGTTACATCAGAAGATGGTTTACGTGACGAAGTAGAAGAATTATTCAGAGATATTAATATAGAAAATGTACTTTATGGGTGGCTGCGGAATGCACGTATATTTGGAACTGGATATTTAGAATGGACTGGAGACAATTTAGTTTTACGCTCAAGTCAGAACATGTATGTTAAACGTAATGAGCATGGTCAGATAATGTATTATTATCAAAAGATAGGAGATGAGAAAGAAGATATTAGATTTGAACCCGACGAAATCATAGAACTTAAGAATAACGAATTCGAAGACTATGGTTATGGTTTATCAGATATACATCCTATCATGTATCTAATAGATTTAAAAGATTACGCAGAGAGAGATATAGGAGCAGCACTTAATAAGTATGCATCTTCTCGCTTTGATATATCTTGTGGTTTACCAGATATGCCTTATGGACCGGATAAGATTAACGAGATTGTTGACGCATTCAATTCATTAGAACCCGGTGAAGATATAATCCACGGTAACGACATAGTAATTAAAGAATTACAAGGCACGCAACGTGCGTTTGAATACGGTAAGTATACAGACGACATATTAAAGAAAATACACATGGCTTTGAAAGTACCAATGACTATGTGGGAAAAACCTGAAGAAGCTCGTCCTATTTTTGAACCATATGTAAGATATTTACAGACTATGGTAGAGGGAGCGATTAATGCCCAATTAATGCCACAACTAGAGAGTGGTGAGGCTAAGTTTAAATTCAGGCAAATTAATGTTGAAAATGCATTCACTAAAGCTAAGACAGATATGATTTATTTGTCTGAAGGTGTAATATCACCCGGCGAAGTCAGAGAAGAAAGAGGTTTAGACCCTGAAGGAGTTGTAGAATTAGATATGGAAACTTCTGAAGATGTTAAGGCTTCTCCACTCGAAGGTGGCCCCGGTGGTAAGAAAACCGATAAGAATGCAAACATTTCTGGTGGAAAGAACACAGATAAGAAAGAAGAATCTGTCAGGAAACCGAACAGGGGTAACAAACCCTCCGCAAACGCAACAGGTGATAGAGCATGAATCAAATAGAAGAATGTGTAAATACTGTTAGTAAAACACTAAAAAAGCGTGGTTTTGATAACCACAACCCAATGGCACAAAATATGTGCAATCTTTGGGCAGCTGAGAATGGTGTTGAGCGGGAATTTGGAACAGATGGTAAACCTCTAGAACCAGTGCGTCGTTCTTTTGCACTCTCCGTAGGAGAAGCAGAAGATATTAATTATATAAGCGATGAGGGTGTAGACTCTGTTACATTCCCAGTCATCGCTATTACATCCGGACCTCATGATTATGAGGATGAGGATGGACAACAAAGAGTTTATATTGAAGATTCAATTTTAAAAGAACATATGGAGGGCTTTAAAGACCTTCCAATTTATGTCGACCATCAACGAACTGAGGAGGATTTAATCGGCATGGCAACGAGCCCGACTCTAATCAAGATGGATAATGGAAAGACCGCAATACAGATGCTGGCAACAGTATCAAATAAATACGGTCGTGGACAAGAAGTGATGGATAAGGTCAAAGAAGGAGATATGACACACGTTAGCATTGATTGGCTTTCAAATGATGTTAATGTTATGGGTAGCACCTTTGCTACTAATATAACTCCTACAGAAGTTAGTTTCATTGATAATGAAAAAATGGACCCTGTTTGTAAGGAATGTACTATAGAAGGGAAGTGTGGTTTGCATGTGGAGGACGACCATGATTGTGGTTGTGGTGGTCACAAAGATGCATGTGAATGTGAAAATGAGGATACAACTAAAGAGGTAGATAATATGACCGAAGAAGTTAAGGAAGTAAAGTCCGACGCTGAACATATCGTCGAGCGAGAATTCGCTTCACTCAGAACACAGTTAGAAGAAGCACAAGCAGCTAATAAAGAAATTCAGAACGCTTATGATGAAGCTCTCAAATCTATTGAGACTTTTAAGGAAGCTAATGAAGCACGATTAGCAGCAGAAGCTGAGGAGAGAAAAGCCAAGACTATCGAGGCTGTTATCTCTAAAGAGTTGATTCTAGGAACTGTCGTTGAGGAGAAGAAGGATTCCCGTCTTGAGGAATTGTCCGCATGGGACGAGATGAAGCTGACTGGATTCAGCGAAGCACTAGCAGCAATGCCAGTGCCAGAAAAAGAGACCGAACGTTCTTTCGGCAAAGGCAAAGCCCAAGAGGGAGAAGTAAAGCCTGAGCAAACAGAAAGAAAGTTTGGCATAAAAATGGATGACAGGGGAACATTTCGATTGAACCCTGAAGTTTATAAACCCAGAGGTGACTAAACATGGCAACAGAAGTTTTAGTAAACGATGGTGGAGCTCCGTGTAGGATTATTCCTTTCACAGCAGGTTCGACCATTACAGCAGGTTACGCACTTCAGATGGGAGCAGACGCACAAGTAGACACAATAGCAGGAGCAGATAATGTTATGCCTATTGGAGTCGCAATGGTAGACGCAACATCTGGAAATGTAGTAAGTGTTATCACTGGTAAAGGTATAGTCTTGAACATGTTTTGTTCAGGAACCATAGGACGAGGAGACGGTGTAGCTACATTAGCTGACGGTAACCTTGGACAAGCAAGCGCATCAAGCGTAGCTGTTGGAAACTATATTGATACTAGCGGCGCTCACTCCGGTGCAGCAACCATGCAACAGGTCCTGTGGGGCTAAGGAAGTAAGAGGAAATAAATAATGCCCGATTACCCAACAGCAACGCCCGGCGTTCTAACTAGCCTTAACTCAGGTGCATATGCAGCTACCGGTGGAACCGGAGAGCGCATACTTGTCGACTACAAAGACGCAATTATGGATTACAAGGTCACAGACCTTCCCGTAATGCAATACTTTGCAGAACCAATGACAACTGATACAGGCGGTAATATTGATATTACTTTCGCACAACCCAGCATGAAGCTGGAACCAATAGATGAGGGAACGACCCCTAAATACCAACACACTAAGCTACGCTCCGAGCGTATCTCTGTGAAAGAATGGGGTATTGCTACGGCCGTTACCCGAAGAATGATAGAAGACTCTCGATTTAATGAAGTAGAGATGGCATTGACAGAAGCTCGTAGAGCTGTCGACCGACACATGACCGAACACGTAGTTAAGGTTATTTTCGGTGGCGCAGCAGACACGACCTTCGGTACATACGCTATTGACGCTGATACATCAGAAGCTAATCTATCGAACTTCACAAACAATGTATATGGTGGATTTTTCGGAAGCGGCATGGCCGCAGCCGATATAGACGCAGCAGGAAAAAGACTAGTATCCTACGCTAATGAATCAAGTGCCCGTTTAATACGTGGTTCTTATTTCAACAGCGCTGGTGGTGCTGGAGCGGGAGCATTTGCTATCGCTGATGTTGCCAAAGCTATCGACCATATATCAACACATGGATACAACGCAACTACTATGTTTATATCCCCTGCTCATTATCACCATCTCTTGAAGATTGGTGACTTCGTAACTGCTTTCACAGCAGCTGCTGGAGGAGAAGTGGGTGACGCAAGTAATCCAACAACCACACTGAACAACCCTAACAATCCTTTCAACAAAACTGCCTCGACAGGTAAAGTTGGAAACTTGTATGGTTTAGATGTAGTGGTAAATGCTTGGGTGCCTTCTGATAGAGTAGGCGTATTTGATTTGTCCGTAAAACCAATGGTTTATGTGGAGAGAAGACCATTGACTGTAGAGGAGGCTAATCCCGGTTTCGGAATTGTCGGTTCTTACATGTCGATGAGATACGGATTGAAAGTCGTAAGACCTTCAGTCGGTGCAATAGTTATTAACGCTTAGATTTAACTAAGTTTTTTTACTAGGGTCCGGAGGGTACCCAAAACCCTCCAAAATTGCTTATTTTTATTGAGTGACAGCTATGGCTAAACGAAAGGATATTCTAACAAGTGTAGACACTTATGGAACGACAAAAGCCTTTATAGACGGAGGCGTAGGTGGCACTATGACAACCAAAGGGGATTTAATGACAGTAAATGCCTTTGGTAGAAATCTTAGATTAGCATCAGGCTCTAATGGATATGCTCTAATAGTAGACAATACTTCTGATTCTGGATTAGGTTGGGCAGCTTTTGCTGGGTCTAACTATTATACTGATGATTATACGTGGGGGACAGATTCTAAAATAACAGGTAGCTTGACTGATGGAACATCGTCAGCTGGAAGTTGGTCTGGAAGTGCTCTTACAACATTTACTCCTGAAACTACTTTTACTACTGGTACAGTAATGGGTGGTAATACCGCTGCTTCTGGATATATTAAAATGTTAGAAGATAAATCTTTTGGAGACCATGGTATGACAATTTCAGCAGCAGAATCTATTGCTGCTGATTTTGAACTGGTTATGCCCAATGATGAAGGAACTGCGGGATATGCTTTAACAACTGATGGAAACAATCCTGCTGCATTATCATGGGCAGCTAATTCTGACGCTAATTATTATACATCTTCTGCCGCACTAGGTACCAATATGATATTAACTGGTACTATAGCAGGTGGGGGTTCTAATTGGACTGGAACGTTTGCGAAACTTTATGCGCATACAGTATCTGGTCAAATATTGATTGAAACAGGGGCTCGAACTCATTATACTATTGACCCTGACCTTGGCGCTACCAGAATGAAAATTGTAGATTCAGGAATGTCTGGTGATGCTTCTTCTTATAAATATTTCCCTAACATTGAATTAAAACAAGATGATACAGATGGAGTTGCTGGTGAGAATGCTGGATATCCAACAATATATTTCACAAAGTATGGTCCTACATCTATAGCTAATCCAGCAGGAGACCCTGTAGGATGGAGGGTGGCTGCATCAGGTGCAGCGGGAGTAGCTAGCGCAGAACAATACATAGTATGGGAATTTGCGTCTGACGCTGCTACATATGCTGAGAAATTAAAAATCAAGGCTTCAGATGGTGAATTAACTATTGCTGGAGCATGGAACTTACCTGTTGCTGCCGCAGGTGGAGCAGGATATATTATTACTGGTGCTGCGGATGGAAGTACTGCATGGGTAGCAGCCTCTACTGTTCAAGGAACTACAGGAGCTCAAGGAGCTACTGGCCCTCAAGGTACTACAGGAGCTCAAGGAACTACTGGGACTCAAGGAGCTATTGGAACTCAAGGTTCTACTGGTCCTCAAGGTACTACAG